AGGTGCAGAGGGCGCTGGTGGAGAAAACCACCGCAGCGCGCTCACAATGACCCGCGCTCCATCACGAACAATACGCGATCTGATGCGCCGGTTCGCACCTATGGGCTGGACTGCGCGGGTTGGCAGAGGTGGCCACGTCAGATGGCAGCACGAAACGGGCGCTTTGTATTTCTCGGCGGCGACGCCCGGTGACTGGCGTGTCGTGCGGAATATTGAGGCAGGGTTGAAACGAGCGGCGAGGGGTGGGTGATGGCAGGGCAGAAACGCAGGGTGGTCATTCGACAGGCTGACGATATGGGGCCGACACCGGAGAGGGCGGGGAAATCAGATTTTCGTCCGGCAGGAGGTGCTGTCCGCAAAAACCCGCCGATCGACAGGCTTGTCACATCCGGGCAGATCAACGCGGTCCAGTATAACGACGCGCTCCGGTGGCGGCAGGAGTTCGAAAAAGCCTACGCGGGATACGTCGATCATGCGAGCGATTACGTTTCGCCAGAGGACGGACGGCACGATCCGATGACGTGGCGCATCATGTGCATGGACAGCGGCGTCTGGCTGGGCGAGATACGCGACAAAATCGGAAAGCGATCCGACGCGCTGCTGGTGTGGCTTCTGATTGGCGAGATGTCGTTTGTGGATATTGGAAAGAAGTTACGGCCCGAATTGGCTGGCTGGCGTCAGAAAGAGAGGGCGAATGCGCTCTGCATCTCCGCGATAGAGCGGCTATCCGAGGTGATGTGTGAGATGCGGGAACGTTCAGCTAAGGCCAAGCGTGAGAAGTCCGAACATGAAGAGCGGATGGAAAGATGGCGTGCGGCACATGCCGATCGAAAGCGCTTGCAATCCATCAACGAACATGAGATAAGTTGTGTAGTTTAGCATTTCTACGTTTAAAGCCATCCTGCAGGGTGGCTTTTTCTGTTTCTGGGGGCTGCTACCTTTCCGCATCTGACCCGGATGCGATAAATCCCGAACCTCTCTAAGCGAAACGATCCCAGAACGCGTAGGCGTGGCAGTCGTTCGTGGTGAGCAAACCGCGCAGCCTGAAATTTTAAGCGGTAAGGCGGGAAGGGTTTCAATTTGGTGGAGAACGGATATGGCCGGGAAGAAGGCGGCCAAGAATAAGGCTGTGCCTACAGAAACAACACCCTCTACGCGCGACGCGAGAGAGGTTTTCTTAGCGCACTTACGAGAAACGGCTAATGTTTCCGCGTCTGCGCGTGTGGCGCTGCGTGACCGCAGCACGCTTTACCAGTGGCGCGAGACTGACGCGGCCTTTTCCGCCGCATGGGATGACGCGATTGATGAGGCCACGGACGCGCTTGAGCAGGAGGCTCGACGCAGGGCTATTGAGGGGGACGAGGAATACGTTGTCTCTTCCGGGCAGGTTGTGCGTGGACCGGACGGTGAATTTCTAAAAACCCGGAAGCGGTCCGACGCGCTCATGCAGATGCTCCTCAAGGCCCATCGTCCAGAGAAATACCGCGAACGCCATGACGTTCGCCAGTCCGGCGCAATAGCGATCAACATCACCCCGGATGACGCTGATCTCTGATGGTCGCCAAACTGAATCCGAGGCAGAACGAGGCGAATAAACTCCTCGGGTCCGCGGCTACGCATATTTTGCTGAGGGGCGGCTCTCGATCTGGGAAAACATTTCTCCTCATCCGGGCAATCTGTATCCGTGCAATGCGTGCGCCGGAAACACAGCACGGAATTTTCCGACATCGTTTCAATGCTCTCAAGGGCACAATTATCCGGGATACATTCCCAAAAGTAATGAAGCTATGCTTTCCGGGTGTTCCTTACGCAGTGAACCAGACGGACTGGTTTGTAGAGTTTCCGAACAAGAGCCGGATTATTTTCGGCGGACTGGACGATAAGGAGCGCACCGAGAAGATCCTCGGTTACGAGTTCGCCACGATCTACATGAACGAGGCCAGCCAGATTGCCTACGGCGCTCGTAATATGCTTGTGACGCGACTGGCGCAAAAGTCCGGTCTGGCTCTCAAGGAATACATCGACGCCAATCCGCCGACGACATCGCACTGGCTCTACCAGCTATTCGAGCAGAAGATCGAACCAAAATCTGGCGAGCCGCTACCAGATCCGGACAATTACGTCACAATGCAGCTCAACCCGGATGCGAACCGGGAAAATCTATCTCCTGAATATCTGGCCCAGTTGGAGGCGCTTCCTGAGCGCGAACGGCGACGGTTTCTATATGGAGAATATCAGGCTGCGATTGACGGTGCGTTCTGGAACCTCGACAGTTTCAAACGCGACAGCGCTGTCACTGACGAAAATTTTGCGTCCGTAAGAGATTCTCTTTCTCGCATTGTCGTTGCTGTAGACCCATCAGGATGCTCTGGCGACGAAGATATCCGCTCGGATGAGATAGGGATCAGCGTTTCAGGCCTAGACTGGGACGGCGGCATCCACATTCTTGAGGATGCATCAGGCCGATACAGCCCTTCGCGATGGGCCTCTCTGGTCATCCAGCTCTTTGATAAGTGGCAGGCCGATCTGATAGTGGCAGAACGCAACTATGGCGGCGCTCTGGTGGAGAGTAACATTCTCGCTGCCAGAAACTCTGCCCCCATCAAGATCGTGACCGCTAGCCGGGGTAAGCACATACGGGCCGAGCCGGTTGCTAATCTCTATGAGATGGGCCGCGTGGTGCATCATGGAAGATTCCCCGATCTTGAAGAACAGCTTTGCCAGTTTTCTAGTGCAGGATTCCAAGGCTCTAAGTCTCCCGACCGAGCTGACGCAATGGTCTGGGGTATAACTGAATTGGCTCTGGGTGAAGACGATTGGACCTCAATTTACGCACGATTGGCTGACTGATGCCCCCCCGCAACAGAAAACGCACCAACGCCCGGTCAGCCCAGACGCGCGATGGCTATATCAATCCCGCCACGCGCACCGGTCGGTATCAGGACAACCTCGCAAGTGCTGGCCATTACGCGTTCAAATTCTGGACCCGAAACCGCGTCCAGCTTGAGGCCGCCTATCGCGGGTCGTGGATCATCGGCAATGCTGTAGATTGCGTCGCTGAGGACATGACGCGTGCCGGGATTGATATTGTCGGTCTGGAAGATACAAAGCGTGAGAATGAGGTCCAGGCTGAATTCAGCCGCCTTGGAATATGGTCGTCGTATTCTGATGTAATCAAGTGGTCTCGTCTTTATGGAGGATCGCTTGGGATCTTGCTGGTGGACGGACAGGATGTTTCTACCCCTCTCAACCTTGAGGCTGTGGGGAAGGATCAGTTCCGCGGAATTTACGCGATAGACCGCTGGATTACTCAGCCGGACTACGAAAACTGCATTACTGACATTGGCCCGCAAATGGGTAACCCTGTTTATTACCAGATCGTTCCCGGTATTGGACCGTTGTCAGGAAAATACGTTCACCACAGTCGCGTCATCCGAATGGATGGTATCAGGCTCCCGATCTATCAGCGCCAATATGAGAATGGATGGGGAATGTCCATCGTAGAACGCATTTTCGACGCGCTCACAGCATACGACAGCGCAACAATGGGTGCGGCTCAGTTGGTCTACACGGCTCGTCTGCGCGTGATGAAGGTGAAGGATTACAAAAAAGTCCTCGGCGGCACTGATGATCGCGCAAAACGTGGCTTGAATGCACAGATGGATAACATCCGGATGTGGCAGACAAACGAAGGCATGACGGTCATCGATAGCGAGGATGACTTCAATGCAATCACCTACGCCTTTGCTGGCTTGTCAGATATTCTGACGCAATTCGGACAGCAGATCAGCGGCGCAATACGCACCCCTATGACGCGCCTGTTCGGGCAGTCCCCTGCTGGTTTCAGCACCGGAGAAAGCGACCTTCGGCAGTATCACGAGGGCATAGCCCAACAGCAGGAAATGCAGCGGCCTGACGTGCATAAGGTGCTGGATCTGGTCTGGCGCTCAAAATATGGCACGCCCGCACCGGAGGAAATGTCATTCAAGTTCGCGCCATTGATGGGCATGACGGCTGACCAAAAAGCTGAGATGGCAGCGCAGAGGACTAACTCTGTGGTCGCGGCGTTCAGTGCAGGGCTGGTAGGGGCTGGAACGGCTCTGAAGGAGCTGAAGGCAGGCGCTGAATACGATGGCGCTTGGAACACGATTTCTGAGGACGAGATTGCCGAGGCTGAGAATGAGCCACCGTCACTTTCGGAAACAGCTTCGACCTCAGAGGGAGCGGGTGAGCCTCTCGATCAGGATGCTTTAACATTGCCAGTAGCGGAACCGTCCTCGAACCGTGAGGCATAACAATGCTCATCCGCACGACTGATCAGGCCGCCCCGCAGTCAGCGTTCCAGCCGACGCGGAGGTTGACACTGTTCTACGAGAGGTCACTTCGAAAAATTGCCAGACAGATAGGGGATTTGACCAGTCTGTATGATCCTGGCGGCGACCAGGGGGTTTCCCCCCTTGTTTCCGCCCTGCATCGATATGAAAGACTTTTGGAGCCGTGGGCCGAAACAACAGCGGCGAGGATGCTCTCCGACGTAAGTCGCGTGAATAGCCAGCACTGGAAGCAGTATTCCGAACAGATGGGCGTTGAGCTCCGGCGCGAACTGGAGAACGCTGACACAGGTCGGGTTATGCGGCAGTTGCAGGCCGAGCAGGTTGATTTGATTACGTCACTCCCCCGTGAAGCGGCTGAGCGGGCTCAGAAAATCGCTTCTGAAAGTCTGATAACCGGAGCCCGGTTCAGTGAACTGCGGGACGAACTACTGAAGACAGGAGAGGTCACGGAAAGCCGGGCCACGCCCATAGCGAGGACCGAGACTTCAAGAGCGTCCTCGCTTCTAACGCAGGCGCGCGCACAGGCGATTGGTTCACCCGGCTATATCTGGCGCTCTCATCGCGATAACAGGACACGCCCGAGCCATCGCGAAATGAATGGGCAGTTCGTTGCATGGGAAGAGCCGCCAACGCTGGACGGTCTCACCGGTCATGCAGGGTGCGTCCCGAATTGCAGGTGCTTTGCTCGTCCAGTATTGCCCGACGCCTGATCAGAGGCGGTTCAGAAGATCCGGCGGTGTTCGATCATTGTCTGGCCATTCTTCTTCTGTGATCTGACCGGTTACGAGGGAGAGCATGGCACGCGCATCATCGTTTGTTCCGGATAATTCAACCAGCTTTCGCCACCATTGAACAAGAAGCCACGCGGCTTCGAACTCTGGTGATTCCTTTCTGCTGAGCAGAACTTCCAGCGGCATACCTTGCGCATTCTCGTTGGCAGTGAAGCGCAGTTCTTCAACAACCCAAGCAATATCGATGGGTTTGGGATTTTCATTGGTCATGCGTATCCATACCACCGATTTTGTCCCGTCGCGCGGGAACGATCTCTATTCTGTCGAAAAAATTGGCGACACGAGGGAATTGCTTCCCGATGGGTCATTGCTCTGCCGGGACGTGCCAATCGCCCGAACGGGGACGATGCTCTACGACGAGAGTGAGCTTCTCGACCAGAATGGCGAACGTATCGGCTCATCGCCCGATGGCGTTCTAAAGGTCCATCGGGATGAGAGCGATCTTTTCAGGCCGGAGACGATCCAGTCGTTTGAGGCCGCTCCCGTCACTCTGAAGCATCCTCCCGTTCAGATGACGCCGCAGAGTTACTCGGAATATTCCAAGGGGAGCATCCGGAATGTTCGGCGCGGAGAAGGTGGGCTCTCCGACTATCTCATCGCCGATCTTGTTGTTCGTGACCAGAGCGCCATCGATGCGATCAATCGCGGGATGCGCGAGGTCTCGCCCGGCTATGACGCGGACTACGAGCCTGTTGAGGGCCAGATAGGTCATTACCGGCAGAAGAACATCATCGGAAACCATCTCGCCATTGTGGACCGGGGCCGTGGTGGCCGGACGGTCAGAATTGGTGATTCAGAAGGACCAGTTATGGCTTTCAAGAAAAAATCATGGGGCAGCAAACTGATGGCCGCCCTTCAGACAAACGATGCTGACGGTGTCGAAGAGGCTATCCGTGAAGGTGCCGATGAATCTCCGGAGACGCGAGTTGAGCCTACGCTTGACCGCACACGCGACGAAGAGACGGCCCCTGACCCGATGGCCGCCTGCATGACGGCGATCTCTGGCCTCGGTGAAAAAATCGACGCGCTACCTGCTTTGATTGCTCAGGCGCTCAAGGCGACCGCCGACGAAGATGGCGCTGGAGGCGGCGAGGAGACTGAGAAGGATGACGACAAGGACGCCCAGACTGAGACTGAGGACGAGGCAGAAATGCTTTGCGATGATGGCAAGCGCGCCCCGACTGGAGATGCGGCTTTTGTTGCTGTGCGTCAGCACACGTTGAGCGCCGCAGAAATCTTGTCGCCGGGCCTTATGATCATGACGACCGATGGCGCCGCCAGTGCAAAAGACAAGCGCGCGGCCATCGACGGCATGCGTCGTCAGGCTCTGGAGAACGCCATGCGCGACCCGGCAAAGGCGAAAGTTATCTCCGACACTCTCGGTTATCGCAAACTGACGCCTCGGACCATGACGAGTGATGCTCTGTTCAGCACGTTCAACGCCGCCAGCGCCGCAGTGAAGAACGCGAACAACCTGGGTGGCAAGGGCTCCTATGGCGGTTTCAAGTCCTTCACTGAGGATCGGAGCGGCACCAGCCCTGCATCCATCAATGAGCGCAACAAAGCGTTCTACAACCGCAAGAAATAAGAGGCTCCAATGGTTTCTTACCTTTACCGCATGGACACGTCCTACGCGGGCGACATGACGCGTCAGCCTGCTCCAGGCGACATTGAGCAGCTTGCTCTTGATCCGACCGTTGACTGGTCCACTTATGGCTTTGGCCGCCCCGTTGTTCTGACCAGCGATGGCAAGGCGACGCTGCCAACCGCAAGCACAAAGTCTTCTGATATTTATGGGATGCTGGTGCGGGCATATCCCGGCTTTGCTGTGGCGAACACTGGAAACGCTGCGTATCCTCAGATCAATGGTGAGGCATATGCTGTAGCCCGGCGCGGTTTTATGGCCGTCCCGCTTCAGGGCAGCACGTCAGCGGCAAAAGGGAGTTCGGTTTACGTTCGCGTTGGCGGCGTGACGTCTCCGTCTGTCCTCGGCGCGGCTGAAGCTGCGGCTGATGCCACGACCGCCTCCAACACCCCCGCTCTGACAGGGGCCAAGTTCGTCGGCCCAGCCGGGACTGATGGCATTACCGAAATCTCCTTCGATTTCCGGGCTTCCTGACAGAGGGCCCCGATCTTTTCAGACGGAATCACCAAATGAACAATCGATACGGTAACGCGCCGACAATCCGTCGCGTGCGAACGACTGACTCGGCATTCACCTATGACGCAGCCACTATGGACAGCGTCGGGAACTTCTTCATCGGCGAGCTTGAGCGCCTTGACCCGAAGATCCACGAACCTCTCGCAGCGGTGACGTGGGGCCGCGATATCGATCTGCGCGAGGACGTTGGTGTAGGCGACGAACTGTCGTCCTTCACGCAATCCTCTTTCGGGTCTGTCGGCGGTATCAACCCGGCGGGGCTAAACTGGATTGGCGACGAAAGCACCAGCATCCCGGCTGCGACCGTTGACATCAACAAGGTTGCTCAGCCCCTACGCCTCTGGGGATCGAATCTGTCCTATACGATTGTGGAGCTTGAGCGTTCCATGCGTCTCGGACGCCCGATCGATGCGCAGAAACTGGCCGCGATTAATCTGAAGCACCAGATGGACATCGACCAGATGGTCTATAAGGGTGACTCGGACACGTTTAGCGGCGCTTATGGCCTGATCAACAGCCCAAAAGTTGCCGCGCAGACGGCTCTTTCTGCGACGTTCACGGCCTCAACCGCCGATGTCATCCAGTCAGCAGTCAATGAGGCGATGACGGCGGTCTGGAAACAGTCCGGTTACGCTGTCCTCCCGAAGAAGATTCTCCTGCCGCCTGCCCAGTATGCGCAGCTTACCCGCGTCAATAGCAGCGCAGGCACGTTCTCCATTCTTCAGTATCTGAAGAAGAACAACGTGACGACGAATGCGAGTGGCGAGGAAATCGAAATCCTGCCCTGCAAGTGGCTGACTGGAGCAGGTGCCAGTGGCTCTGACCGTATGGTTATCTATACGCAGGATGAGAATTACGTCCGCTACCCTCTCGTCCCGCTCCAGCGCTCGCAGATCACGCCGCAGGATATCTGGCTCCGCACAACCTACTGGTCTCTGCTGGGTCAGGTTGAATTCGTCTATCCGGAAACCGTCGGCTATCAGGACGGTATCTGATGACCCTCGCCCGCGTGGTGCGTCCGTTCCATCTCTCACGAGATGGGCGGAGTGCGCGATATCTTCCCGTCGGGCTGCATGATTTCACGGATGAGGAGATGCTTCATCCATTCGTTCGTGAAAACTGCCTGTTCTTTTCCACACTGGGGCCGAAAGAGAATGAATCCGTTCGAAACGAAACCGATGGATCAGATCTTCCCGCATTGGGGACCGCAGAGGTGGCCGGAAATGAACCGGATGCACCCAAACCCTCACGAGCACGAAAAGGAAATAACGCCGTGTGATTTTCTGGGGTTATTCCCAGAGTTTTCGGACACGGCGTCTTATCCACCCTGTCGTATCGAAACACTTATCCATCTCGGCCGGAAATTCGTTTCAGCTGAGAGGTGGCAGGACAGTTACCGATACGGGGTCTGTCTGGTGACAGCGCACCAACTCGTTCTGTCACAACAGGCAGCGCGTTCGGCGGCGGTGGGCGCTACTCCCGGAATGGATGTCGGCATTGTCACAAGTAAGAGCGTGGGCAGCGTCTCAAAGAGCATGGATGCGTCTATCGGCTCCGTAGACGGTGCTGGACCATGGAATATGACGATCTATGGGCGCCAGTATTGGCAACTGGTCCAGATCTATGGATCTGGGGGGATGCAGTTTTGAAGCCGGGCGTGACGGCAAGCAAGGATCGCGTTGCTGAAGTGATGAAGGCCGTCAAGGATCTCACGCTCAAACGCGTCATGATAGGTATCCCGGAAGAAGAAAGCGCCAGACCGGATGATGCAGAAGCGAGTAATGCACTCATAGGCTACGTGCAGGAAACCGGATGCCCTGAAAGGAATATTCCCGCGCGCCCCTTCCTTGTTCCCGGCGTTCAAAGCGTTACGGAAGACGCAATCAAGCGTCTAGCTTCTGCCGGGAAGAAAGCGCTGGAAGGCGATGCGCAGGCAACTGAGATTGCCCTCAATAGTATAGGCTTGAATGCATCTGGTGCTGTTAAGGACAAGATGGATGTAGGGCCATTCAAGCCGCTTGCTGACGCAACGCTTGAGGCGCGGATCAGAAGAGGAGGTGGCTCAGAGGTTGGAGCAACCGAAGAGTTGGAGCGCCGCAAAGGAGGCCTTCCGCCTTCGACCGATCTGGCTCAGCCACTGATAGACACGGGCAATCTTCAGAACTCGATCACATACGTCATCCGGGATACGAGGACGAGACGCGATGGCTCTTCTTGATGTTACCGATGTTCTGGATGATCCGGATTTCTGGTCGAATATCACGGTCGAGCGCATTCAGAGTGGAGTGGATGCACGCGGCGAAACGGCCCTGACGAGAACCCAGTTTCCAATACTTGGGTGCGTCCAGCCGATCTCAACGCAGGAGCTTTTACGCAGCCCGGATGCGGAGCGACTGAGAGGAGGCATCACGGTCTATGCCCGTTTCGGCTTCATATCCGGCGACGGGCCGATGAGCGCCGACAATATCATCGTTGGCAAAACCCGATACACTGTCATCAGCACTAATGACTGGGGGGCATACGGCAGCGGATATACGCAGGCGCAATGCGCCCTGTGGGGCTTGCAGGCCGATAGCGTCAACAGCGAATACGCACCATGACCGGAGAACTCCTTCCAGTCACAGAAACGCATTGCGAGCAGGACCGTGACCTTGATCTCATAGTAGGTGACTTCATCGCCGCCGTATCAGGGCTGGACCGGTCGCTCGTTCGACGGCGATGGCAGATCGTTCCGGCCAAGCAGCCCGACCGCGAGGTAAACTGGTGCGCTGCCTCAATCACAGATGAAGACTTCGACCAGTATGGGGCGCAGGAACTGTCTGGCGACGGCCCGCTTGTGGCCCATCAGCATGGCACTCTGTCTGTCCTCGCATCATTCTACGGCCCTGACGCCACACTTTACGCCAGACGGTTCCGGCAGGGCGTTCTGATCTGTGGGAACAGGGCGATCCTTTTTCAGAACGGGATGGCGATACTCGATATGGGGAGCATTGTTCGCGTTCCATCTCTCGTCAATCAGGGGTGGCTCCCGCGCTCGGACCTGACGTTTCGGCTGCGCCTGCATGAACAGCGATCCTACGCCATTCAATCAGTCCTCACGTCTGATGGAACAGTCCAGACCCATCCCGGTAACGACACGATTATCATTGCAAACTTCAACACGGAGAACGCCGGATGAGCACTTCCGGACTGCCTGTCTCGGATATCGTCAATGTGACGATCACGCTTGAGCCGACTGCTACGGCTACGCGAAATTTCGGGGCTCTTCTTATTATCGGATCATCTGGCGTCCTCACAGCGAGTGAGAATGTCCGCCAGTATGCGTCTCTGGATGAGGTCGGTGAGGACTTCGCCACGACGACGCCAGAATATGCGGCGGCAACGGTTTTCTTCGCACAGTCACCCCACCCCTCGACGCTCTACATTGGCGAACAGCAGGAAACGGAGACTGATCCGACTGTTACGATCGCCCGTCTCGCTGCCGCCACGGGGGACTGGTATGGATGCGCGTTCACTGAAGCGACGATGCCGACTGATACGGCAATGGTGACTGTAGCCAAGCAGATCGAGGCTCTCAATCCACCTCGCACTCTGTGGGTAACGGCACAGGAGGCTGGGGCGATTGACGCGGCCTCAACCACCGATCTCGCATACCTTCTCTCGAAGGCGACGGTTACGCGAACCTTTGTCCAGTATTCGTCATCCTCTCCGTATGCCGCCATTTCTGCTTTTGGCCGCATCGCGACCGTGGATTACACGGGCTCCAACACCACGCTGACGCTCATGTTCAAGACTGAGCCCGATGTGACAGCGGAAACGCTCACCAGCACGCAGGCATCCGCGCTAAAAGCAAAAAACTGCAACGTCTACGTCAACTATCAGAATGGAACGGCAATCCTCCAGACTGGCGTTATGGCTGACGGAACATGGGCTGACACGCGCATCGGTGCTGACGCTTTCCAGAACGCTCTTCAGGTTGCGGGCTTCAACACGCTCTACACACAGCCGAAGATTGCGCAGACTGACGCGGGGATGAACATTCTCGAAACCACATATGACGCACAGTGCAGTGTCTATGTGCAGAACGGCTTCTTTGCCCCCGGTGTCTGGGATGGACCGACAATTGGAGCACTCAACAGCGGTGATACCATGCCGAGCGGCTATTACATCTATCGGCCTGCCATCTCCACACAGAGCGCCGCCGATCGTGCCGCGCGGAAGGCCGTCACGATGCAGATTGCCTGCAAGCTGGCCGGAGCCGTGCATTCATCCAACGTCATCGTCAACATTGTGAACTGAGGCTGAACAATGGCTACCGGTAGCACTTATTCTTTCATTGATGTCTCAGCCTCCATGGTGGGGCCGGGCATCTCGACCTCTCTCGCTTCGGAAGCAGCGGCAGCGGAAGAAGGTATTTCAATCTCTCTTGCAAATCCGAAGAACAATCTGACGACCGGCGCGTCGGGCGACTGGATGCACAGCCTTCACGCGGCGAACAATGGCGGCGTGACGGTTCGGCTCCTGAAGACCTCTCCGGTCAATGCGAAACTGATGATCGCCTACAACGCTCAGCGCATATCTTCCAGCCTGTGGGGCAAGAACACGATTACCGTCACCCAGAACGTGTCGGGAGACAAGGTTGTCTGTAACGGGATCGCCTTCCGGCAGGCTCCTGATCTGGAATACGCGACAGACGGCGGAACTGTGACGTGGGCGTTCGACGTTGGTGAAATCATCGAATATCTGGGGACATACTGATGACTGAGATCGAACTATCGGGCCGGATCTATCACACCGGCAAGCTCGATGCGCGCAGGCAGTTTCATGTCGCACGCCGACTTGCCCCGGTCATCGCGGCAATGGCCGATGCCGCGGCGTCAATCAATGACCTCAAGAGCGTGGCTGCATCTATCGATCTGGAGAAAATCGCCGGGGCAGTCGCCGCGCTCTCTGACGCGGATGCTGATTACATCATGGATAATTGCCTCAGTGTCGTGACATACCGCGATCAGGAAGCTCAGCGTGATTTCAAGATCATGCCTCGTCCGGGCGTCGTGCAGTTCGACTTTGTGGGGCTTCCTGAAATGCTCCAGTTGGCGGCTGCCGTTATTCAGGAAAACCTCGCGGGTTTTATGCCCGCCAGCGGCCAAGGTTCGAACGAACCGGCGCTGGCCTGACCTTCGAGACAGTCTCTCTGCCCAATGGCGAGGATTTCCTGATGAGGCCTGTTCTGGCGGGCCTTTGTCACATGGAGAGCCTGACGGATGGTGCGCTGATGCTGGAAGACGTGTTGGCGATGAATGACGCGCTTGACGTGAAACTTGAGAATGAAGCCCGCGCTCACAGGGCATTGAAAGCGAAAGATGGCTGACGCTGGCGTAATCAAGGAATTTTTGGTCAGTCTCGGCTGGGCTGTTGACCGGCAGGGACAGCAGAAATTCGATGACGCGATTGCTGGAGCGAAAACGGCAGCCCTTGCGCTTGGCGCAACCTTGGCTGGCGTTGTCGCGTCTGTCGGGAAGGTGGCTCAGGCCTACGAGCAGATGGGCTATGCGGCCCAACGCGCACAATCATCTGTCTCCGGCATGCAGGGTTTTGCTTACGCTGTCTCTCAGATGGGAGGCAATGCGCAGGCTGCGGCGCAGTCTCTCCAGAGTATGGGGAATTTCCTACGCTCATCGCCGGGCGCGGCGTCTTTCCTGTCCCGCCTCGGCGTTCAGGCGCAGGACGCTCACGGCAATCTACGCGACACCTCGGCTATTATGGGCGATCTGGCGGCTAAGTTCCGCTCCATGCCTTACTGGCAGGCAAAATCCTCCGCTGGCGTCCTTGGGATAGACGAGAACACGCTTCAGGCAATGATACGCGGCCTTGGTCAATTCTGGCCGGAATATCAGCGCGTTTACAAGATGGCGGGAATTTCACAGGAGCAGGCAACAAAAGCCGGGGCTGGGTTCATGCAGCAGCTTCGGAGCCTCGGTATCGTCCTTCAGGCGCTCCGGGATAAAGTCGGCATCTCTCTGATGCGGGGCGTCGGCGGTGATATCGCTCGCCTTCGCGCGCTGATCCTATCCAATTTCGGCAGGATATCCGGGGCAATCGAGACAGCGGCACGGGTCGTGCTGAGTCTAGGCGAGGCTTTGATGCAGCTCCTTTCGCGTGGCGGCGAAATCATGGCGTCGCTCTTTGACTGGTTCACGCATCTGGACCGTGGAACGCGCCAGTGGATTGTGGGGCTTGGTCTTCTGGCCTTGGCGTGGAAGGTTATGAATACGGCGTTCATGGCCACCCCTATCGGGCGCGTCATCGCACTCGGATTAGCTATTCTGGCCCTCTATGACGATTACAAGTCGTGGCAGAAGGGCGGAGAGCATCTTGTTGATTGGGCCAAGTGGAAGCCGGGCATTGATGCGGCGGTTGATGGCATAAATGCCCTGGGCGATCTGCTCAAAAATCTGTGGCCTGACGTAAAACCCTACATGATGCCGATTGTTGATTTCGTAAAAAATGAAGTCGTCGGAGCATTCACCGAGGCGCGGGACGTTCTTGTCGGGATGGCTAAACTCGCGGATGACGTTGTTCGTGGTCGGTGGGGGGCTGCCAAAAAAGACGCATCGAGTATCTGGAAGATAATGCAGGACAATGACGCGGCAACGGGTGCCGACATCAAAAACACATGGAATGAGGAAGGCGGCCTGATCCGGAACGCCCAGAAAAAAAAGCTGATGGGCGAGGCTATGCAGACGCTTCAGAGCCTTGGCGTCGATGCTACCCACGCGGCGGCGATGGTGGGGAATTTCGTTCAGGAGAGCACCCTGAATCCATACGCCAGAAACGTGGATCAGAGGGGGAATGTTCATTACGGAGTGGAGCAGTGGGATGACACGCGGGCTGATGCCATTCTTTCTGGAACAGGTATTGATGTGCGCCGCGCCGGTCTGGCAGATCAGCTTAAGGCTGCGGTCTGGGAAATCCGCAACGGTGCCGAAAAACAAGGCGGAAACGGCTTCTTTCGCACGAATGGATTGATGCAGGCAGCGCATTACTTCGCCCAGAACATCGAGAGGTCCGGAGAGAGCGGTGACAGTCAGGGGATGAAAAACCGTCTGTCAGGCGCGTCCATAGCCTACGATGTTGGCACGCAATCTGGGGCAACCACCACAACCAACGCGCCGGTCACACTGCACCAGAACATAACGAACAACATCTCCGGTTCTGGAAACCCGCAGGCAACGGGGCAGGCTGTTGCAGACCGCCAGCAGGACGCTACGGCGCGGCTGACGCGAAATCTGAAAATGAGGCGCGGATGAGCGGAACACTCAGCGAGATTGCATCGCTTATTTACGGTGGCTCACGGTCCATCAGCAGCACAGATACGACCGGCGCGACGGTCAGCGTCATTCCGGATCTCACCGTCCGGGAAAGCCACCGTGACAGCCTCGGGATCACCAGCCATCCTGTTGAAACCGGCGCTGCAATCACTGACCACGCGTTCAAACTGCCTGCCGAATTGCGACTTGAGTATGGATGGTCGAACGCCAGCCTGAAAGCGACGTTCAGCAATTTCTCAGTGCAGGATTTTTCTGTTCAGAGCCTGCTTGATGGCAACTGGGGAGAGGCATACTGCCGGCAGGTCTATGAGAAGCTGATCGCACTCCAGGAGGCGCGGACGCTGTGCCAGATTGTGACGGGGAAGCGGCTCTATAAGAACATGCTCATTGAGAGCGTGGAGACGTTCACTGACGCCTCCACAGCCTATAGTATGTTCGTTTCAGCGTCGTGCCGCGAAATACTGATTGTCAATACGGTCACAGCCACCACGAATGTCACGGCGAGCAATCAAGCAAGGCCGCAAAGCACGGCCCCTGTGACCAAGACAGGACAGAAGCAGCTGAAGGCCGCGACGAACACGAGTGCGCTAAGTTCCTTGTGGGCCGGGATCAAGGCGGCGTCTGGATATTAGGGCGGTCATCGCGACCGCCCCTTCACACCCCCGCGAGCGCCTTCCGCTTCACACGAGGGAGAGCCTTCTCGCGCCGCGACTTCTCCGCCTGCACATCATCCCAGAGCTGCATGATGGCAGCGGCGGCGTTCCTGAGAGAGCGTTCGCAGTTTGATGTGTTCACTTCCGAGGTCCTGTGCTCAAGGCGCGACCATACCGTCGTGAGGTCGCCGATCCTCTTGGCGACTTCATCCCAATCCAGTCGTTCCGGGCTTCCGACCGCCACCAGCGCGCTCATGACGCTGGCTCCGGGGCTTTCCGAAAATTTGCAGGGACTTTCTCTTTCAGGTCCGCAACCTCAGAAGCGATGGAAGCGCCGGGGACAACCTGTGCCAGCTTCACAAGACCCTTCGTCGTGACGCGGATCGTGTTGCCGACATGCTCCTCGCCGTTACTGTCCCGATAGGTGTAGGGCTTGTTCCGCAGATACCCGGCGTCGATCTTGTCCTGATACGCGAGTTTCACCTTGCCGCGCGCAAAGCGCCACCGGTGCGTATCGAGAAAGTCCATGAACTTGCCCGGCTTCACCTGAATCATCTTGGCGACTTCCTGCAAACCGAACTCGCCTTCTGCGAATGAGATGCGTGCCAACGCCTCGGCCTTTGGCTCCAGCTCCTCGACGCGAGCCTGCGCCGCTGCGCGGGCTGCTTCGATCTGGTCTTTCTCAGCGGCGAGACGGCCCGCTTCCAGAAGTGCCGCCGCGTAGGTCTGCGGAATGGCCGGCTGGACCTCTCCCCGTTCGTAGGCATCAAACCGCTCGATGATCTCAATCGTGATATCGGTTGCGGTCGCCGTCTCCGACTTGGCCGTGATGAAGATCGCCTGCTTGCGGTTGAGGTAATAGGCTTCGACCTTCTGGCCCTTCCCAACCGTCATTTCTTCTGTGGGCAAAGTGCCCATTTGCAATAGCGCGCCACCGTGGCGCGCTATCAGTTTACGAATATCTCGCGGTTGCGCAAACCCAAGACGAACCGCCAGATCAGTATCGAGAATACGAAGCTCGCCGTCATGCATTTCGGGCGTGATGAGGTTCTGGGTCATCATGCAGCCTCCAACTCACGGACACGGGCCTGAACGACCGGCTTCATGTCCTTGTCGTGGGTCGGCGCTTTCGGCTTGAGCAGAGCGCGGATAGACGCTTCATCTACGCATGAGAATGGTTTTGGTGTATTGATATAGGTAGCCATAGTCCGAAAGCCCTTTCGGTTTGTGGTTAGGGCGGCTTAGGAAGGTAGGATTTCCTGTTGCCGCCCGAACTATATGCGCGTATAAAGTCTGCATGTCAACACTTTATACGCGCAAAAAGATGGGACGGCCCCCAGTGGAAAGCGAGGAGATCCGCTCTCGCGTCCAACAACCCCTTCTCGGAGAATTGGACGCATGGGCCAAAAACCACAACGTTACTCGTGCTGAAGCTATCCGGCGCTTGATTGCGGCAGGACTTGAGGCGGAGTCGGAAGATAAAATCGACTCTACTAGAGAGCGTTAAGGACAACAGCAGAATCTATGCATAAAATAGCCCGCGTTAAGTTAATCGCGCGGGGCAAAAGATCATCCATATATAATGATGAGATGTGCGTTTATTTATTTCACTAATGGACTAATGTAGCAATTACACCATCCATTTGGACAAGACGGGACATTCCCCGGATATCCTTCTTCAGGCAGGCTGTGTTTCGAAAATATTTTCCCATTATTCTTTTTTGCTATCTGACATGTTCTCATACTCTCTCTGTTCGATTTCCAAATAAATTTATCAGCAACATTTGTGCACAATAAACGGTCGAGATTAAATTCACCTCTTTTAGCGAAGCTTTCACGCATGAGTCTATTATATTCAATATCATCTAATTTTCTTTGTTCTTTCGATATACCTCTTCTCTTTGGGAGAGGTATTCTCGCGCAATAACCGGGAGGGCCTCCTATAGTAAATATATCGGAGCCATATTTTGTGTTCCGTAAGTATTCTGTATTGCTATTTTCTTTTTTGTTTTTCCCAAATATCCAATTAAGAAATCTCAATTTATTCTCCGTGCGTTTTTGTTTGTGAGGTATGATAGAAAACGATTTTATATGTCTGCCATCCTTTTCATAGCCGCCATACGAAGATGGTATTCAGTTTTTGTTTCGCTTGAGAAGGCCATTACCAAAGCAACAATCCACCCTAGAAAAGTCCATCCCAGAAAAAAGTTTACGATAAAGATTGGTATTGTCTTACTGCTGCTCCTGCAAAGCGCAACAACTAACGGCAGGAAGTAGAATGATATTAATGATAGCAAAATAAGAAGAACGACAGTTGGAGAAATTCCTCGTATTGAGTCAGCAACCCCATGCTTTTCAGCAAGTTGTAGCAAGTCGCTTTTTTTGCTCGCTTCGTTAGGCTCTATCGTTGGTTTGGCCTCTTCTCCCCTTAAAGGTCCATTCTGGCTTGAATAAGAATTGCTGACGTTTTCTGTGGCGGATGTTGTGGGCGTGCCAGCGTCAATCGAAGGAGGGGATAGTAGGATGTCCGAATCGTTGTCGGAAAGAAAGCCGTCCGTTTCCGGTCGGCCTTTTGTCCTCTGCCATGTTTCAATCGCTGTCCGCGTCCCTTCACCATAAACGCCATCAGCCACGGCGCCTGAAGGCAGATAACCGAGGTCGATCAGCTTCTGTTGAAGGGCGATATGCCGGTCAATATCGCGGGTTGCTTCTTCTAGGGCGCTCCCTGAAAGTCTCTGTTTATATTGCTCAGTGAGCTTACCCATTCCTTCAATGTAACAGGCCGCACCTTGATCTGGGATTGCCTGATTTGCTTCACCAGGTATAGGCAAGCCGCATTGTTGATTCATCGCATTCTCTGCCAAGACAATTTCCTGCTTCAGAGACTTCCAGCCTTCTGGCCCGACCTTTTGACGCAGCGCGTAATAGGTCTGGTCAAAAATCAATTCCTGCTTGGCAGCCTCACTATTCTGACAAAGCATAATAGCAACGCCATTGTTGGGCGGCGGTTTGTTGCAATCAAAGTCTGGTTTGTAGGTTTGAGCATGTGCGGCATGACAAGCAAACAACAACCCCAACGCGACGAGCAATTTCCGCATAGTAACCTCAGTCTTTAAATGTGACGCGAGGTTACTTCGGGTTAATGGGGTTGGGAAGGGTGGGGTGGCAAGGCTGCGCGTGACAGGAGCTTACCGCGAAGCTTCGTCCAGCACTTTCTCAGCCCACTGGTTAAGGCTCGTTCCAGCCAATTCAGCGGCCAGAGCGGCGCGCGCGGTATGCGGATATTCACACGTCCTATACTGGCATTGACCCGATGGGCGGTAGATTGCTCCCGGCTGACCTGCGCTCCGACCCGGAATTGCAGGCGATGGCCGAGAGCGCGGCGACCAATCCGCAGCACTGGCCGTATGTGCCCCGCTCGTCAGCAGCCCCGAAGCAGGGCGCGGTGTTTGTGCCGCTGCACTGATTGCGCTTGACGATGCATCAACGGATGTGTAATTGAATGTGTAGTTTGGGTTTCGTGCGTCGAGGCCGACAACTCCCGGATACATTATGGCGACGACGTTCTACGAGGTGCCCGTTTCGGCTGCGCCTCAGTCGTTCTCTGTCAGCATTTCCGGTGCACAATATACCATTCGTCAAACCTACTGCGATGTGCCTGACGGTGGTGGATGGCTCATAGATATCATTGACTCATCGGGGTCGAATATTCTAACCGGCCTCCCGCTCGTTACAGGCGCAAACCTTCTCGGACAATTCTCTTATCTCAGCCTTGGGTTTGGCTTGGTTGTAACGACGAGCGGCGACGCTGATTCTGTCCCGACCTACGATAATCTGGGCGTTTCTTCCTATCTCTACGCAGTGATTGTGTCGTGACGCAGCAATTCATCCGCGCATGCTCTCTGGTGGTTGGTGACGCATCGGGATCCGGTCTCGACCTCGCCAATCTGCGCGTTACCTTCAATATCACGCACGGAACGACGGATACGCCACGCGTCTTGTCAGCGCGGGTATACAATCCAAACGAAAAAACTGTTGCAAGGCTACAGTCCGAGTTTATCCGCGTCACACTGGCAGCGGGTTATCAGGGGAATGTGGGCGTCATATTTGACGGCACAATCAATCAGATCCGCAGCGGTCGGGAAAATCCCGTAGATACTTTCGTTGATATATTCGCGCAGTCTGGCGATGTAGCGCATGTTTTCAGCGTAAGCAGTGCGGTTCTGGCGGCGGGCTGGAAACACAAAGATATTCATGAGCAATGCGCCAAGGATATGGCCGCAGCAATAGCTGCTGATGGGGCGACGCAGGGAACCATGAAAGCCGGGACCTTCCCGGAAATATCGGGGTCAGGAGCGCGTCCAAAAGTCATTTATGGGATGACGCGGGATATATGCCGGACAACCGCGCAGTCAGTTGGCGGTCTCCCTGTAACAGATGGTGATGAAATTAAGGTGGTTTCGCTGGCCGATTTGTCAAAACCCGCACAGCCCGGAGAGCCCCAGATCGTACTCACCCCGTCCTCTGGTTTGGTTGGCATCCCCGTGCAGACGATTGACGGTGTGCAGGTAACATGCCTCCTGAGCCCGCAGATCAAGCGCGGTTCACTTATTCATATCCGGCTGGATGCAAAGCGTGACAAAGCTGGTCAGTCCGCCATTCTTCCGGCGCAAGTTGATCAATCTTATGTAGGAACACAAGGCGGCAACAAAACGACGCAGGCGTCAGACAATGTGTCGGGAACGCAGCGATGGAAAGTGAACGGACTTCCTAAAAATGGCCTGTTTAGGGCCATCTTTGCTGAGCACTCCGGCGATACGCGGGGCGATGAATGGTACACACGCATGACATGCATCAGCGTTGACCCAAGCGACATGCCGGCGAAGTCAGAAGTCCTTGTGAATGCGGTTGACTGATGGACCTGAGAGAAAGATTCAAGGACCAGCAGGAAGATTTTCTGATGGCGCTGGACGCTCGGCAAGCGCGCATCTGGACAATGCTACCGGGTGTCGTGCAGTCGTTTTCAGTCGTCAGCGGCACTCCGGTCGCCTCGGTGAAATTAGCGGTCAAGGGCTACGATGTTGACGATACCGGAACTCGGTCTCCGCATGACATGCCTGTTCTCCCTCATTGCCCGGTCTGGTTCCCCCGAGGCGGTGGATGCTCTCTGACCTTTCCGGTATCTGCCGGGGATGAATGCATGGTCGTATTCAGCAGCCGCTCTATTGATGAGTGGTGGCAGAATGGTGAGGCGCAACCTGCATACGATCTGAGGCGGCATGACCTTTCTGATGGCATCTGTCTTGCCGGCCTGACCAGTCAGGTGAAGCCGCTATCGAACATCAATGCAAACGCTGTCGAGTTGCGAACTGACGACGGTCTTGCATCTATTCAGATCAACCCAGAAGATCATTCAATCAAAATATTGGCGCCGGGTGGTTTGGAGATTGACGGGAACGTCTCCGTCAAAGGAAGCCTCACGGCAACGGGTGACATAACTGGAGCCGGCATCTCGCTCGACAGCCACACGCACAGCGGTGTGAAGGCCGGTACAGACGAAACGGGTGGGCCTCAGTGATGCGTGTTCGCGCGATGGATGCTTCCGGAGATATGATCTTCGGAACAAATGCTAACGCCTATCTGGTCAATAGCCCTGAAGCCGTCGGGCAGCTTGTCGGGACGCGGTTGCGTTTATGGCTGTCAGAGTGGTTTGCTGACACGGACGATGGCACGCCGTGGGCCACGCAGGTTCTGGGTAAGGGAACAACAGGCACCTACGACGCTGTTATCCGGGCGCGAATACTCGATACGCCGGGCGTTCAGTCCATTGATGCTTACATCAGCAATATGACCGGCAGAGATCTGGAAATACAGGCTCGGGTTTCAACGATTTACGGATCTACGACGGTTTCATTGTAATGGTCGCCATATCCAGCGTTTCAGATATCGCCTGCACAGTCGATGCGACCGGCATTTACGCACCGACCTACTCAGAGATTCTTGAGTGGCTTCAGGGGCAGTTTCTCAGCATTTATGGCGCTGATGTTTCTCTGGATAACAGCACGCAGGATGGCCAGTGGATTGGTATTATCGCGCAGGCAGTGAATGCGAGCAATCAGGCCACGATTGCGGCCTTCAACAGCTTCCGCCCGTCTTTCGCGCAGGGGGCTGGGCTTTCTTCTGTCGTAAAAATAAACGGGATTTCCCGCGATGGAGAGACCTATTCGACCTGCGATGTTGTTATTTCTGGTGCGGTCGGCGCTACGATCACCAACGGCAGCGTCCGGGACACCCTATATAAATACCTCTGGTCGCTCCCGACGCCCATTTCAATACCGACTGGCGGCACGGTAACGGTTACGGCGACATGCACAACTGCTGGCGCGGTTATGCTTGGCGCTGGAACACTGACCATCATCGCAACCCCCGCGGATGGATGGACGAGTGTCACGAACGCAACAGCGTCAGCGCCGGGGCAGGCGGTGCAGAGTGATGCATCTCTGAGGCTCCAGCAGTCCGGCAGCACAATGCTGCCGAGCCAGACTGTCCTCGATGGCATTGAGGGGGGGATACTCTCTCTCTCTGGCGTTACAGCCGTCTGCGGATATGAGAATGATACCGATGCGGCTGACGCAAACGGCATCCCGGCTTACTCAACGTGCATGGTGGTCGAAGGCGGCGATGCCGCCGAAATTGCTACGGTGATCGCCAATAAAAAAACGATGGGTTCCCCCACATTTGGGAATACCACTGAAACCGTGACCGATAGCTATGGCAACAGCCGGTCGATAAGTTTTCAGCGCGCCGTTACAACGACAATCACGGTTGCGATCAATCTGACCGCTCTCACTGGATACACGGACGCGATTGGTAGCTCTATCGCCAGCGCCGTCGCGGATTACATATCTGGGCTCACGACCGGCACGACTATTTATGCAGGGCGTGTCTACTCATATGCGAATCTGGCGTCTGCGGATGGCGGAGATACCTATGAGATTGATAGCATCACGCTCGGGACGAGTGGGGGCGCAAGCGGGCTGTCGAAAATCACTCTTGCCTTTGACGCTATCCCGACAGCCGCATCCAGCAATGTGACCATAACGGCTTCAGGCTGATGGCGACAGACACATCAGATTTCACGGACCTGATAACGTCAGAGCATCAGAATGCAGCGAGATTCGTCCAGACCGTCAGCGCATCAGTGCAGGGGTTCTCTGACAATATCGCTGTTGCTACTGGGGTTCCTGATTTTCTCGATCTTGATCAGGCTGTTGGCTATCAACTCGACACGATCGGAATATGGGTGGGCGTTTCGCGTCTGGTAGCGCTCTCTGTTAATCAGTATTTCTCTCTCGACACTGATGGTGTTGGCGTAGATCAGGGCGTTTGGTGGGAAGTTGGTGATGCCCTCACGACAGTTACTCAGCTCGCGGACGCTCAATACAGAACGATCATCCGAGCAAAGATAGCCTGTAATTCATGGGATGGCTCGCTGCCTGGTGCGTGCAGCATTCTTGCTCTGCTGGTCCGTGCGGATGGATGCACGGTTTCAGCATCTGAAGATCCCATGTCGGTAGAATTCACCATTACTGGCACGCCTGCCATCGTCACAAAGGCAATCATTGTGGGTGGATATATCCCGATCAAACCCGCGGGCATTTCTGTCACATATAATTTTGCGAGTTCATCCTGATGGCTACGAATAGCTTTGTATCTTTCGCTTCGGGGGATGACGCGAATGTTCTGACCGATACTGAATATCAGTCCGAGATTGCCAGCAATGGCAGTATGGTAACAGGCATGAAGCAAGGCCTCGCTGTCAGTAAGGCCTTCAATAAGATCTGGCGACAGACCACGATCTGGGCAGCTGTCCTTGGTCAGATCATTGCCGATTACGGGCAGGACGCGAATGACAGCCAGACGATAGCTACAGTGCAGGCCAATTTTTTGGCAGCAATCAGATCCGGCTACGCGCTCTCGTCATGGGTGTCTGGAAATTTCGTGGGAACGACCACCGCTACGTCCGGGAGCGGAGACCTGCGTATCGCTCTGGCAGCCTATGGTCATGGATATTCAGCTCCCTATTTGCGTGGATGGAACGACGCAGGCTCCCCCACGGACTATATCCTTGCGACGCAGTCATGGGTGTCTGGAAATTTTGTAAACGGGACCGCCGCTGGTCAGAATGCGAACGTTCAGAACATCCAGATATCCAATTACGCATCTGGATTGGGTGGAAACCAAACATATCTTCAGGTAACCCCTCCCGGAGCCTCAGCCTTCGCTATTCCATCGGTCGGATACGGCAACAATATCTGGCAGTCGAAGGGCAATTATGTCGCGACCAGCGCGAATACAAGCGGTGCTTCTGGGGATCTTCAGATATCAGCAGCCTATTACAGCAACGCTTCCGGCGCGCCATACCTTTCTGGATATAACGCATCAGGAACAATGACGAGTTATATCCTTGCCACGCAGGACTGGACAAACGGACGCTTTGCAACTCTCGACAACCTGTCGTCCACAAACAACACCCTCAATGAGAACACGCAAAACATCAATTCAGCCCTGAACGCCACGAATACACAGGTGTCAAACCTGAATGACCTTAAAATATCCACCTCAACAAATACTAGCGGATCAGGAAATACAAAGGTTGATTCGATCTATTACAGTGGCGCAGCAGGGAAACTGGCGATTGTTTATTATGACAGTAACGGCGATCAGGTGACGAAATTTCTAACCGTTACATCATGATATGCACCTATTCCTCGCCTGCCTCCTAAAACACCCCGCCACTGAGCGGGGTTTTTCATTTCTGGAACACTGAATGTCTGAGACACAAGCGCCAACACTCAATGTCGAGATCGGTATTCTCAGACATCGCGTGGATCAACTCGAAGACGGCCAGCAGTCGCTATCGAACCAAGTTTCCGTCCTGTCGGCAGAGAACAAAGCCAGAGCCGAGCAGCTTGAGAAGCAACTTGCTACCGGCTTCACGCAGTTCAACGACAAGTTGGACCGGATTGGCAGTTTGCGAACCTACGTGACGCTAGGAATCTCCGTGGGCGTTGGTGTGGCGTGCGGCATCGTAGCCCATCATTTCGGGTTCACGGCCCTGTAATTGCCTCAGAGATGGCTGCCTGAGAAATGCCTTGAAAACGAAACCCCGGAGGATGGCCGTCCTGCCGGGGTTTCTTGTGTCCAATCCTGATCGCGGCAGGACCGAACGTGAAAAATCTTATCCCAGATGCGGGCTTGGTACAAGCAATGAATGAGATGGAAGCATGGCGGTTTATTCTTGTCAGCCTGATTGCCGGTCTGTGGATCGTGTCGCGTGTCGTGATCGCGTGGCTGGTGAGGCGCTGAGATGACCCCCGCAGATATTGCTGCCCGCACGGCGTGGGGTGAAGCAAGGGGCGAAGGCCCGGACGGTATGCATGCGGTGCTGAACGTCATCGGCAATCGGGCCGCACAACCTTCCTGGTGGGGGCATGACATCCCCGGCGTTTGTCAGCGTCCGTGGCAATTCTCATGCTGGAACGCAGACGACCCCAACCACGAAAAACTGCTGTCCGTGACGGAGCAAAATCCGCAGTTCTCCATCGCTCTCAGTCTGGCTGAGTTGCTTGTGAACGGAAAGCTACCGGACATTACTCATGGCGCAGATCATTACTACAGCGTCCATATCACGCCGCCACAGTGGGCGAACTGCCAAAGGCCCATTGCGCATATCGGGAGCCACCTGTTTTTCAGGATCGGCCCTTATGGGCGTGCAACAGGGGAGGTGATGACATGAGCCTACCTGACAACCTCATCCCATCAGCCTCCCGGACCTACGTTGTCCCGGCAGAGCGACAGCCCGAGGCATGCGGTTCCGTCTCGACGTGGGATGCGCTCAGACTGCGCGGCATCATCCCGGAATTCGGCGGTGCTTCCTGTCAGTGCCGAGCCACGTTCCCGCCGAAATCAAGCGCGGACATTCTCGACTATGCGGTCGATTTCTCGTCGTGGCTCGCGGATACAGGAGACGCGATCGAGGTGGTCTCAGTCACTTATCCCGATACGACCGGACTGACATACGACCTCACCGACCTCTGGGCGGACGTCTATCAGGGCGAGATCGTCGTCATCATGCTCGCGTCGGGTCGGCCCGGCACGAAACAGCGCGTCGTGGTCACAGTCGAGACAGTCGAGGGGCGCACAAAAGCCGTCCCGATCGAGATCAAAATCACACGCGCAACTCCGGCGACTGATCCGCCGAGCAATTTCATTCCCACGAATGCCCTGAGCCTGAACGGCACATACCTCACCGACGATACCGGAGCCTACCTGATCCCATGACCGACGTCTCTCTCAGCACCACATCTGCCGTCACGCCACAGGCCGGCGACCTCATACCAGTCGTTCGCAACGGCGCGTGGGTCAACGCGGACGGTGCTGTTCTGGTCAATGCCGCTTCGTCTGCTACGGCAGCAGCGAACTCTGCCACATCCGCTGCGCAGGAGGTTGAGCAGTCATTAACTACAATCTCGTCCGGTGTATCGTCCGCACAGGAAACGGCGGATGCGGCGCTGGGGGCCGTCCAGTCTGGCGGGTTCGTAACAGAGACCAGCCTCGAAACGACACTGGGTGGATATGCGACAACCAGCGGCGTCACGTCGGAGATTGAGTCTGCCACGTCAGGTCTGGTTTCGTCTGGGACATCCGGCACGAATATCGGCGCCAATCCAGTCACATACGGTGGCCAGACAGTCTCTCTGAATACTGCGCTTGAGCAGGCGTCCCAGACTGGTGGTGACGGGAGTGGCGGAAGCGGCGCTCTCTCGCCAGCAACAGCCACAGCGCTTGGCGGCGTCATGGTGCCTGCGGGCGGGAATTTGTCCGTGGATACGAAAGGAAACCTCTCGGCGGCTGGTCTGGTCGTTGCAGGCAACACATCCGGCAGCACGGACATCGCCGGTCAGAAAATCACGGTCAATGGGGCCGTCACCACAACTGGAGCTGCTATCGAGGCGGCTGCCAAAACCGGCGGTGGCACTGGCGGTTCGGCAGCGACGTTCTCGACCGGCGATTTTTTCCAGCCGACCGGTTTGGTCACGGACACGGCGGTAAAGACGCCACTCGCTCCGATCACGTTGTCAGCATCGTCATCTCTCTCTGGGCCTGCTGGTCGCCTGATTGTTGTCGATCCGACAAAAACACGCAGAAATCCGTGGCTTGGTTTCGGGGCTTGCGGCACCGGAGCGGCGATCTACGCAATTATGACGCAGATGACGAAATCACAGCGGACCGCGTATTTCACGACGCTGACGCAGACATGCGGCTGGCGTCTGTTTCGCATGACGTGCGGTGTTTCGGATTTCGATTACCGGCCTGATTTTTCGTATGACGAAAACGGCGGTGTCGCCGATTTGACGATGGCCAATTTTTCCATCGCGCCCGATCTTCAGTACGTTATTCCGTTCTGGCAGGAACTTCTGGCAGTCTGCCCCGACGTCGATCTAGTCGTGTCGATGTGGTCGCCGCCATCGTGGATGAAATCACCAGCAACTATTCGTGGTGGATATTTTCAGGGAACCACGGCAAATTTTCAGGCTCTCGCGCTGTACTGGCAGAAATATCTCTCCGCACTGGCACGCTATGGGATTTTCCCACGCTACCTGTGCATCCAGAACGAGATTCAGGAAACCGACACAGCCTACGCAAAAACAGGATGGGTCGTTTCCGATATGACGACTGCCGCAGGCTATATTACGTCTGCATTGCGGGCTGTCGGTCTGAATACTCGCATTATCTCCGCAGATACGTCGTGGGGGCCGGCAGCGCAAAAACAGATTGTTCTGAACAACTTCTCCGGCGTGAATGCCAAATTTTTCGCAGGCGTGGGGTATCACGGATATACTGGTCACCCTACTCAGGAAGCCACCGATATTGCTCAGTATGTAGGCGACGGCATTGTGATCGGCACCGAATATATGTTCGGCTCGCAGTACACACTCGACGCGCAGATGCGGACGCTTCTGGGAGACTATATTTTCGGGCAGATGGCATATGGTGCGGTCGGCACTATGCAGTGGAACCTCGCACTCAATCAGCAGGGAGGCCCATATCTCGGCGATCCGAATGCGACAACTGGTGGATACGGTGCAGTCACGCAGGTAAAATCGGACGGCACGTGGTCTCTGGAGCCGGACGGATATATTCTTGCGCAACTCGGGCAGGTTTTCCGTCGCGGAGATTATCCGTGTTATTGCGTGAGCCCTGCTCTGGGATACAACGCTACCGATCTCGTGGCCGGTTGCGTTGTCGGTGAGGATGGTCATCGCGGTGTCGGTATCTGGAATCCGACGAGTTCCCCGCTGATAGCAACAGTTCTCGACGCGCAGACCGGGACTGCATTTTCTGTCAGCGTTGCGGCCAACAGTCTGTTTTCAGGATCATGGTCTCCAGCTGATATCGTTGAGGCAGGATCTACCCTAGCGGCTCCATCCGCGCCGACGCTTGGAACGCCCGGCAACAGCACTGCCGGTTATCCAACCCTCCCTATATCTGCGCCAGCCAATATCGGCAGCACGTCTGTGGGGGCATTCAATATCTATGCGGTCAACGGCTCAACGCAGACACTGATCGGGCGAGCCGCAGGATCAGACACGCTGTTTACTGATACGTCACTGAGTTCCGGGTCGCGCAATTACGTCGCCACGGCGCTTGGAGGGGGCGGTGAGAGTCCGATTTCCAATCAGGTGACAGGCACGTTCTTTGCGCCTGCCGTGACTGCGACTGCTTACACTCTGACTGGCTCTGCGTCTCTAACTACAGGCACCGCAACGACCTATACTGTCACTCCTAATGCAGCCATTGGCAGCACGGCGGTTGTCGTAACGCCCACCTCGACCGTTGCAGGATCGTTCTCTCCAACGACAGTGACGCTCGCAGCCGGTTCTGATGCGGCTGCGACATTCACGTTCACACCCTCTGCGTCCGGCACAGGGACACTTTCGGCCACAAACAACGGCGGCCTGACTGATCCGTCGGCCCTTTCTGTTACGGCGGCAGCGGCTACTGTCCCATTCACGACCTATTCTCTGGCGGCGTCTCCGGCATCTGTCGTTGTCGGGGGAGCATCAAAATTGACAGTAACTCCGGGTGACGGCGCAGCAAACACGTCTGATATCGTCGTCACGCTATCTGACGGAGATGCAGGGGGGTCGTTCTCTCCAGAGACGCTGACTTTCTCTGCCGGTAGCACAGCAGCGCAGTCCAGCACCTACACCGCCCCGACGACGGCCAAAACCGTGGCCCTCAGTGCTACGAACAACGGGTCTCTGACAAATCCGAGCGCGGTATCTCTCACCGTCACGACTGAGCCGGTTGTTGGAGCCAGTTATCTCGCCGCCACATCCTCTGGTTCTGGCGCGACAGCAGGTTCAGCCAAATTGATTACGGGCAATGTCGCAGAGATATTTGCCGATATTGATCTCGATAGTTATTCTAACACGACGAATAACAGCCTGATCATCGGAAATTACCCGACAACCGGCGCATCAAAATCAAACAGCCAGGTAAACCTACTTATCAGCACTGGTGGCACAGTATCTGTTCAGGCTTACGATAGCGGTGGAACGTATTGCCATAATACATCTGCGCTGCCCACGGGGATTTCAGGCCGTGTAAAACTGCACAGTGTTATGAATATCGATACTGCAAACTCGTACACGGACACGCTCGGTAATGTTATTGAGACCGGCGGTATGCAGATTTCTCTCTCAACCGACGGGGGGAAGACATATTCAGTTCTGCCAACCGTATCGTCGAGTAACGTTTCTCACAACGGCATTAACCAACCGTCCGCACCGAATGCTATGGCGGTAGGCCATCTAGCTGAGAACGCCGGGAAAATTTACTCCGTGGTTATTTATGACGGAACCGGAACTGCGATCTGGAACCCTGATTTCACCACGCAGACAGCAGGCGCAACGACGTTCACGGATGGCGCAGGGAACACGTGGGCCGTAGACAGCGGTGCTGCTATCGCGTCGGCGTAAAAAGGGAGGGCTTCGGCCCGTTACACAAAACCGGAGCCAATAATGGACTCTCTTTCATCAATCCTGACGTGGCTCTACTCGGCGCTCCCAGAGCCGTATTCTGGCGATCTGGTTGCGCTCGTGTCGTTCACCATCGCGTCGTGCGCTCTGGCGCTCAGGTTCTGGAAGCCACCGCATCCAGGCAGTCACTGGGTGGCGATTTACACGATCGTCTCTGCGATTGCTCAGGCGCGGGGATGGGCCGCAAACGCTTACCAGCCCGGAAAGAAAGCGGTCATGGTCCCGTCTGACGTGCCGCGCGTTGAGGTCGCTGCGAAGTTAGGCGTGCATCCTGACGATACGAGGCCGGGCAAGCCGCCGAAAGTCTGAGATCGAACACCTGCTGTATTGGCTGCGAACTAGGGCGGGCGGTTAATGCGGGCCTGATATTGCGGGGGGGGGGAAGTAACATCGAGCGTCAGTGTTTATATGGTGGATACGATCTTTATTTAAGAGTTCGCCTTTCCATTATAGGAGGCCTCTCCTCACTTCTGCAGCTA